ATCTCCAGCATTAGAAGCAAACTCCATAGGAGCTATTTCTGCTCCAGGATATATAACCCCAACATCAGTACCATTTACAGCTAAGTAAAAGATATTTCCTGTTTGGTTAATTATTTGTAATTTTTTGATATTGGTTACTAGGGTGTGAATCGCTGTGTTTGCTGGGTTGATGTTTGTTACTGAAAAATCCACCCAAACTCCACCAACCATAACAACTGGAAGAGTTGTAACTGTAACAGTTATTTGTCCATCTGGACCAACTGTTGGAGTTACCCTTCTCAATATGTCAAAAGTGTTACCAACTACAGGTGCTCCGTACAATTCGCCAGCAACTGTAAAGGTGTTTAAATCTGAAGCAATGATTAACATTTCTAATCCAATATTTGGACCATCAATGAATCGCACCATGTTTCCAGCTATTGCACCATGAGCCGCACTAACGACTGTATATAAGGTAGAACCCACTCCCACAGTTTTTGGAATGGCATTAACCTTAGATACGTATGAAGTGAGAACATCTACTGCCCCACGACGACCGTCTAGTAATTGAACTGTTGCAAATGTTTCTTCGCTTTTTCTTTCTTGGGTTGAAAACCCTTTTATAGCACCCATTGTAAACCTCCGCTCCTGTTGGGCATCTTAGTATTTAAAACACAATATGAGTATAAGGCAGATAGTACTACCCTACAACAACTTTTATAGCCTCACGTATTGAATTAGCCAGACCTTCAGCAAAGGATACTGCTTTGCCTCCAGCTATTCCCGATACGGTGGCAACAACTGCAATCTTAAAATAGAGCTTAGTGATTCCTTCCCTAAGCTCTCTAATATCTCTTTCAAGACTCTCTAGTTTATTCAACAAGAGACATAGCGTTTCATTTTCCATTACTATTCCTTCCTTAGATTAGTATAGGATTGCGCTATCTGTACCCTTTACTGTCATATAAAAAGCTGCATCTGTTGCAACAAGTCCAGTAGCTGCATCAAATACTTCAACTGTAACTCTGTCATCAGCAACTGCAGTTACGTTAACAATAACCGCTGCAGTAACTAGAACGATTCCAGCTACAAGCCATTTCATCGAAGATGATTGTAATGGGTTTTTGAAGATAATCGTGTAGTTTCCAACAGCTACGTCAACAACACTAGCTACTTCAGAAGCATCTAATTCAGATGCGGCTGGAGTTGCAAGAGTTCCATCGACTAAGAAAGTCAATTCTCTTACTTTTGGCTGTGAACTTTTAATTGATCTTTTAATACTCTGCATTTTAATTCTCCTGTTAGCCTGGGGAGGCTTGGTTTATATAATTACCATTAAGATTTCTTTTTGCTCTTAATGATTATTTTCTTCTTTAATTGTAAGCCATTACCAGCTTTATTTAAAGCTAGTTTTTCTTCTTTTTTCTTTCCGAACTTTAGAGCCATTATACACCCCTAACTTTGTTATACTTCTTACTAAAAAGGGAGAGGGCTTTGCAACCCTCTCCATAAGGAGGTAAAAGTGTCCTCTTACTTATTAGGCAAGATTCTTGATAACTCCCTGGGCAGTTGGAACGATTAAGTTTTCGTAGTATCCGCCGTAACGGGCACTATATCCATCTTGATCTGGTAATCGTAGGAATACAGTTTTATCGTCTGTAAACCATCCGAAACCTGGTCTGTGATGGCAAGTAATGAAGTTGTCGTTTAAGAAGTAAACTCGATCTTCCTGACAGAAACGATCTGTAAAGATACCGATAGGTCCACGTGTTGACATGAATTCAACTCCGCTGAAGCCCCACATACCTGTAAGTTCTTTTCCTGGAAGAAGGTTTCTATTTCCTACACAATAAACTTTCTGGTCTTCCATGAAAGCTAAAATGTTTTGGAATTGTTTGAAAGATGTCATGATCATATTTGGAACTTTACCAAACTTTCGTTCGATTTCTAACATGGTGTTGTTCATCATGTCAGGAGTAATTCCTTTAGAAGAGGCATCTTTTACAGTAGAAGCCCAACGTCTTTGGTACGTAATACCGTAAAGAGTTGAAGATGCGAAATCTACAACGCCTTTAAGACCCATAGGTTCTCTGTTATATGAACGCTGCATAACGATTTCGTCTGTTGCGCCCAATGGTCCTGGAAGAAGTACCAAAGCTGCTAAGCTTGGTGATGTTCCAACTAGTTTAATGGTTCTTGAAGCAGGAACAACTTCCTGAACTAATAGCAAGTTTGCTACAGTGTCTCCACCTTCTGGAGTACCAGCATTTACCATCTGAACATAGTCTTGTTCTTCAAAGTTTGCTTCATTCCATAGAGCAGGATCAATTTCAACAACGTAAGGAGCTACATCAGTTCCTAACCCTGTTACGTTTGCTCCAGCTGCATATCCTGCACCTAAAACCCCAGTACCATCACCAAAGAGGATACGTGAAGCATTTCGGATGTAAGATTCAACGGTTTTCTTTACAGTTTCTGCCATACCACGAACGAAAGCACCTGCATCATCCGAAGAGGCGTAAATTGCTTCACGCTCAATTTCGCAAGTTGCATAAACTTTCTTTGCAGTAATAACGGCTTGTTTGTAGTTCCCGGCATTTGATTTTGGAAGAATTCCAGCACCAACACCACCACTAAAAGATAGTGGAACTAGGGGGGTTAATTGACGACCAGTGAAGTCGTACTTTTTCTTGATACGCCCTTGCAACACGTTTTCACTATTATACATGTTTTCTGATTTCTTATCATAATTGATTTTAAAGAGATCAGAGGAGCCTTGCAGTGTAATTCCGTCTACCATTTGTCACTCCTTGTGGTTAAGACATCATTATTAATATTAATCCTCACTAAACATTTCAATTTCTTCATCATCTACTTTGGAAACTCTTCCTTTGTAGACTTTCTTATCTGGAGTGCCCTTCATGTAATTTGGTTGTTTCTGGAGTTTGGACTTAAGCGCTTCCTCATTCTCATCTATCACCTGGACATCTAGCCCAAGTTTTTTGGCGGCGTTAACCAACATCTCTTCATCATTGAAGTGTGGGAATTCTTTCGAGATTCTCGCAACTTCTTTGACCAGCGAACCAAATTCATCAGAGGACAAATCCTCTTCAAATGGAGCAGTTAAGGTTCTAGCTTTGGCATTGTGTGGAAGCATTTTGGCTTCTTCAATAACCTGTTCAGCTGTGAACTTCCCTTCTCCCACCTTCTCTGCTAACGCATCGTAGGCTTCGATAAATTGTTCCTGACTAACGCCATGAGTTTCCCTCATTTTATCTACTGCAGAGGCACGTTCTTGACGAACTTGGTGCTCTTTGCTTCTCGTAGTTGAGGCTTCATGAGCCTTTCTCAGGGATTGGATCTCCCTATCTTTCCAATATAACTTCTGTTCATCATCCGTCATATTAGACAGAGTGTTTAGCTCTGTATTTAGGTAATCCATTACCTTCTTCTGATAGGATAATGTATCACGTCCACTTATGTCAACAAGATAATTTAACACATCAAATGGAGTCGCTTGTTCATCATCCATCAATTTGGATATTGTAGATAAGTGCTTGATTACTTGATCTTTTTCTGCACTGTACTTACTTTTCTCTTCGACAAACTGTTTCTTCTCTTTTCCCAATTCGGTCATTCGTCTTTCAATTGTGACGGATCCTGCTTTTTGGTTGAGGAGGTCCCGGAGTTTGACCGTTTCATACTTTCCATCAATTTTTTGCCTAAATTCTGTTTCAGGGGAGAGTTCGAGGTCCTGGTCCCCCATTCTTGCTTTAATCGCTTTTCCACCAACTTGCTTGGGTTCTGGTTTTTGTTCATCGGGTTTACTTTCGTCCACTTTCTGTTTTTCTTCGCTATCGCTTTTTCCAGCATCCTTTTTAGTTCCGGCTTCATCCTTAAGCTCCTTTTCCTTTGCATCCAATTCTTCTTTATCTTCAAGTAAATCCACTTGAGATTTTTTATCTGGCTCATTATATTTTTTATTCTGATTGGTTTCTTCTTTTTTAGTTGGAACTTTTACTTCTGAAAAATTATCAAAGGTTTCAATTTCCAAAGTGTCAACAACACCATTTCTAGTATTGTTGGTTGTTCCAAGTGGAGAAGCTTTATTATTAAAAGTGTCTAAGAGTTCAGTTTTGTCGCCCAGTCCCTGTTGTGCAGGGGAGTTATTAATAGAATCCGCCATAAATTAGCCCTCCTGTAAGCTATTTAGTTCTGGTATTTTTTCAATCTTCTGTGTTTCCATTGGTGCTGCACCAGTGGCTCCTTCCATTGCTGGAGCTTGTGCCCCCATTGGAGCTTGAGCTAGCTGTGCCATAGTTTGTTGCACCTGTATCAAAGGCATAGGCAATGTAAAAAACATTGGGTACATATCTAATGCCATCAACTCAGTTAAAAATTTAATATTTGTTCTAGCTCTCAAGAACATCAAACCTTCTAGAGTCATTACATACTCTTCAAACTTCTGTCTAATTACTGGAGAAGTTGCACTCTTGTATGTGAAGGATTGGAGAGTTCTATTGAACACATCATAGTGTACTAGATAGTTATCATATCTCTGTGGTGGAGCAACTTCTTCTCCTCTCAACAATCTATCAACAATTGTTCCTGCAGCTGTTGCAGAAATTGTTGCTTGATCCTTGAAAGTGTCATCAGCCCCGAGTCCCATCAACTGAATAATCTCTGGTCTACGGAAAGGGGGATCAGTCTGACTTGCAGTATTTAGGTCTATGATTGTAGAAATCTTTCCTGCCATTGTTTCAGGTAAAGCACTAGTCAACTGCAACTTAATATCATATTCCTTAGTGGTATCAACATCATTCATATTTCTGATGATGTACTCGTTTGTCTCTCCAACAATCTTGATTGTTCTATTGTCAGATTTGTCATAAAACTGAGACATAAGA